AAGATCTAGTAAACCCCGCAACTGCCTCAGGTGATACGAGAGGTTCGGTATCTGTTGGTCTTCCATAGATGTTATTGTCCTGTATCTGGTAGTGGTATCCTCTTTCTTCTAAGAAGTCAGTTACATAATCAAAAAGACCAGTATATATCTCACCAGTAGCAGGAGAGTATAATCTGATCTTTCCGTCCCATTTGTATTTTTGATACTGAGGCATATACTTTGCCCCTGGTACATCAAATTGAAAGTGTTCACTTAGTTCTTTATGAACGTGAGGTTCCGCGTTCACTTTCAAATAGACTTCATTCTTTTTTTGGATGACTGTCATTAATAATCTGCATGTTTCCTCAGTTCTAGATAATTCTTAATCTGGAAACCACGATTGGTACACTGTTTAAGTATCATCTCTAAGTAATTTATAACAGTTTGAATGTAGTCAATCTTCTGCTTGTTTCTTAACCATTCCTCGTCTGCCCAGATGTATGTTGTTAGATCACCTTTCAATACCTTATGGTTAAAAGGGTTCTTTGCATACACTGCTGCTGGTGCCTTGCCAGCATAGTATTCAAACTTCTCTTTGTATAGCATCTTTGCCTTAGTCTCAGCATCTGATAGCATCAGACGAAAGTGAGACCACATGTTTAGATACTTCTCATGGATAACGGTGCATTTAAAGTTTTCAGTGTCGAGGTCGTTCTGATCAATCTTACAGTCCTCCCTCCACATATCACGAATTTCATCAAGGGTCATTCTAATTGGGTTCTTACGATACCATCTATTGTTTCTATATTATACACAGCATACCTAAATTCTGCGGTGGCAGTAGCATACTCTGTACCATCTATTGTAGCATTAAATTCCAAAGCATTCAATGACACAGGAAACATATCCTTGAATGTCACAAAGAAATTTGTCTGCATATTACTATTCATCACAGCAAGTGATGCATCACAACGAACTGCATAGTTCTTTTCTATATTACGACGCTCTCTAAGACTTTCTCTACCACCCGCGATAGCAGTCAACCAGTTGTGTATTATCAAATAGTTCTCTAAATTTTCGTCAACTAGAAATGTTAGATTGAATGGTTCGTAGTTAAGACCAAATGCTTCATAAGGAATCGGACGTCCCATACCTGTCTGTTGCTCTACTGTATTAGTAGCAACACCTGGAATATTTGCAGACTGTGCAAAATATACAGTCTTTGGATATTCTTCTATCTGCATCTTGAAACCGATTGGAGATAGGAAGTTCCTATTCTCAATCTGCTTGTTCCAACTACCAGTTTCCTGTGGATAATCTGGCATTTTCTCTACCTGTTTTTAGTTATTTATAGTTGTTTCAGTACTTCGCCCTTTATAGCATCCACTACATCTTGAACTATATTAACATCTAGACCCATGAATGGAGGGATTAGTCCCAGCACTCTGAATAAACCGTCAGCAAATAATGCCATGAAAATAAAACCGAGGACCATGCTGATCTGTCCTGCGTTTCTGTTGTGCTGATTGATAGCAAACTCAATCATTGCTTCGCACTCTTCTCTTGTAAATGTTTCTTGTTGCTTGTTTAGATATGGTTTTCTATACGCCTTCTTTACAGCAGGACTGCTGACACGTTTAGGTTTAACATAGTCACTCGTAGGTAACTCCTTTAAAACTTCTGATAACATGTAGAATCTCCTTTTAGGTGTGGTTCTCATTTGTCTATTATATACCATTTATAATAAAAAAGGACCCCGAAGGGTCCTTGGGTAGATTATGTGAGTGGACTCACATATAAGATTTACATTAGGTTGTCAACAAGGACTCTTCTGTAATATCTGTTTTTGTTTGGATCAAGATCTCCACCGCCTTGGTCAGTGCCTTCCGCAAATGGGTTAGCAACCATACCGTAACGAGTCTTAAATCCGATTTTTGGTTGGAATGTATCCTGACCTACTGCTCTGACCATTTGTAGAGGTACATATGGACAGTAGAATAATCCAGCATCATATGCAGAACTACCTTTGTATCCAGCAACATAGAAATGTCTGTCAGATACGTTTGCAGAATAAGGATCAACGTAAACCTTAACTCTTCCGTTCAATGTACCAGCAAGTGTGGAACTATTGTCATCAGGAAGTAGGTTTGAGTTTCCAGCAAGAGCAGGAGTGTAGTCAAGTACACCAGCCATTGATAGTGCAGATGCAACGTCAGCAGAACATATTAGAATGTTCCCTTTCCCACGACGAGTTTCATGCCCGATTGCGTTCATGTCTCTTTCGATCTGGAATAGAAGTCCCTTGAACTTCTCAACTGACCATCTACCATTAGAGTCAACGTCTAGGTCAAATACACCAGCAGTAGCAGTGTTGTTCTGAGCACCAGGTCTTGCAACCTTGTATACTGTTCTAACAACTTCTCTGTTGATTTCAGCAAGAACCTCAGTTGAGAGGATGTTTGCTAATTCTGACTCAGCGTCTAGTCCGTGGACTGCTTTCAAGTCCTGAGCAAGTTCTAAACTGTACTCTGCTTTTAGCGCACGAGATTTCGCAGTAACTGTAACTTTCTCGATTGAGAAGTTCATTTCAGCGAACTGGTTACCAGATGCATCACCTAATGCTTCTGACTGTGCTGTTGTCATACCAGTGTTAGTAGTATATGTACCACTATCATTGAGTAGACCAGGGTTAGATCCAGACTGTGCTGACTGACCTAAATCTGATGCAGCGTTCTCTCCTGAGAATTCTGCGTCTGCTTCATTAAAGAATGCTTCGTTTCCTGCGGTTCTGTTTGTACCGTAGCGTGATCTCATTGCGAAGATTAGACCAGTAGGACCAGTCATAGGTTGTACACCAGCAATGTCATAAGCGATTAACTTAGGCATGCTTCTTCTGATTAATGAAATCAACACAGGGTCGAAACCAGCAACAGGTCCAGTAGCAGTTGAACTACCACTGAAACCAGCAGTACCAGCACTCATTGTTGGAGCAGCTTCGTTAAGAATGCCTGCTTCCTCTCTGAGGAATGATTCTTGGTTTTCTAGCAAGATTGATGTGACTGCCTTTCTATACTTATCTGAGATGTTATCTAACTCGGAATGTTCTAGAATAGGTGCCCACTTTTCCTGCAAGTGTTCTGAGTTGAACATTTGTCTTATTTAAAGGATAAATTTGGATTAGTGTTTACTATAATCACTTTGCCCAGCGGGAAAGTGCGTTGACATATGCGCCCATTGTACCTTCAACAGAAGGTGCATCAACTTCGACATCCTCAGTAACAACAGTAGTTGCTGGTTTGCCATCGTTGAAGTATGATTCACGTATTGTCTTCACCTTCTCGCGGAAGGTTTCTTCATTTTCAAACTCAACTGCATCTGTTAGACTAGCGAATTTCTCTTTTTGAGCAACGCTAAGACCGTCAGATAATTCGGTCACTATCCCATTCTTGATATATCCGCCTATCTCATTAGTTAGAGAGACGTTATCTTCGATTTGTGAATTGAGTTTCTTCTCCATAGTATCGAGTTGCTCAGTCATTTCGTCAACTAAGTCAACTTTCTCTTCGGGAACATCAATGAAGTTCTCGGAGAAAACTTGTTTAAGTCCAGCAAGGACTGACTCTGCCATTTCGGTTTTGATACCGTGCTCAATAGCAAGAGCGTTGTCTTTTGCCCATTGGTTAGTCGCGAATGACAGGTACTCGTCTACCTTCTCTGCCAATTCGGTCTTAACAGACTCAATTTCTTCTTCAAGGACCTTGGCATAATCGTCATGGATTCTGCCCATTTCCTCGTTTAAGCGTGAGATCACTGCTGCTTCAAAGATGGTCGCTGCTTTCGCTTTGAACTCTTCGCTTAGATCTTCACCCTCAGTTAGTGCAGCAACGTCAGCGGATAAGTCAATTTCAATTCTTTCACTGACTTCTTCCTCAGTTATCTCCTCACCCTCAGGTTTGTGAGATGCCTGTACATCACCTTTTGTACTAAACTCTGCCTTAGATGCAGAAGCATCAGATGGTTTAGTTGAAGGGGGAACTGCTGTTGGTCCACCACCAGTCTTATACTTATTAGACTCATCGTCTGGTTTTGAGTTAGATGGTGTTGGTCCTCCTAGATCCTGATATCCAGGTTGTCCAGGTGTTCCTGCTTCTGACTTAGGCATTGGATCGCCAGGTTTAGCGTTAGCAGTAACACTAGATTCAGTTACAGTTTTTTCAAGTTTGTCAGACATTGTTACTCCGTGTCCTAAGTTATTGTTGAGTTGCTAATTAATATTTATACTTATAAAGAATTTAGGAATGAATTAAACGCGGAAATCTTTCTCTCCTCCAACTGCGAAACCGCAGCAGTATTAATTCTCTTCTTAATCTTGTCGATATCTTGCTCTTCTATTGCGCCACCAGCAAGTACCCATTCTTTACCCTCCATGATGCCATTAACAAATGCATCAGGAGCAGAAGGATCGGCAACGATATCAGCAGCAGTAGCAAGAACGAAGTCCTCACCTACAACTTTGATACCATTCTCTTCTTTGATAGACCCTAGTCCGCGTGATGAGACTCCTAATTTAACACCTTCATCAAGAAGTTGTTTAGCAATCTTACCCATGGGGGTCTCTAATAAACGTGCTTTACCCACAAAATTATTACCCTCTTGCTTTAAAGAAGTAATAATGTGTGATGCACGATCTAAATTTATTGTAGGTCCCTCGGGGTGTCCAAGTTCACCTAACGCACGTCCAGTTTTTACAAACCGATCGTTGTACATACTCGCCTCTCTTGCAAGAGTTTGAATAGGATAACGTCTACCGTTGCGGTTAGTGATTTCGCCCTGCAAGAAAACACCCTCTATAAAGGTATTCTTCTTTCCGTTCTTACCTTCGGTAATTACGACAGTAGCGTCATCAATTTGTTCCGTTATCAGTTTCATCTTTGGGTTCCTCGATTTGATCAGGTGGAATTGCATCAACAGGTTGTTCTGTGTTCTCAGGACCTTCTTCCTGTGGTGCGAACATAGTTTTTCCAACCTCTTTCTTCATGTCTCCAATAGAGTCCATAGCGAGAGTTTTCATTTGCGTATTCACATAGTCAGAAAGATCTTTCTTTCCAGCAAATAGCGCATTTACGATGTCATTAGCAGATTGGGATGGCATAATTTATGTTACTATATTTACTATTTAGATATCTCCCTTTTTATAGTCCTTTTCGGACATACCTTCTTCCTCAGGTGGCGGTTCTGGTGGTTGCATTTGCATTTCCATCTGCGCTTTTTCCATTTGTTGCATCTCCACAGGAGAAACAACGGTACCATCTGCGATTTCTGCTGCCATCTGTGCGTCTATTTCTGACATTTCATTGTCAGTTTGACGTAAGATGTTGCGTCTAAGGTATTCAACAGAGAAATATTTACCAGCATAAGGATCCATTTGTTGTAGCATCGCGAGACGCTCGTTCATGACTTCCTTCTCTTTCATCTCGGAGAAATAATTATCCGCAATGAAGTTGAACTGGATGTGCTCCTTCATACTATCCCATTCTTCTAAGGTGCAAACACCTTTAAGAACGAGTTGTGTTTTAAGGAGATCAGTGAATAAGTCACTAAACTTCTTACGTAGTCTAGTAACAAACTTTTGAAACTTCACTTCATCGCGAGTGATCTCAGCAGATCTACCAACGTTAAATGAACTTTCAGACTCTAAGCGTGATTCGGGTACGTTGAGTGATCGGTAAAGTTTCTTTTGGAAGTACTTGACGTCTTCAAGTTCTCCAAGATTCTGTCCACCTGGGAGCGTAGAGATTTCAGTACCTCGTCCTCCTTCTCTTCGTGGTAACCAGAAGTCTTCGAGCATGGACATGAATTTCTTGTCATCTCTTATCTCTCCTGTATCAGCGTTGTATACTAATTTGTTACGGTAGCGAGACATAACCTCACGGAGGTATGCTTCTGCTTTTTGCTTAGGTAAATTTCCTACATCAATGTAGAATATCCTACGCTCTGGGGCGCGGGACAATCTATATATAACCAAACTGTCCTCAATCATTCTAAGTTGATTGAGTGCTTTGATTGCTTTATGCATGTGGGACAACACATAGTTGCGTTGCATATCTAATTGACCTGAGTGGCAATATGTAATCGCATCAGGAGCAATTTTGATTCCGTTGTTCTCGTATCCTTTTAATCCTTTCGGTGAGTAGATGTAATACTCAACTGATTTGGGAACAATAGAAGCAGTCTGAGGATCTATGGGTTGTAATCTATCCTTTGGTTTGTCAAATTCTACAACCTTTTTAATCTTTCTAGGATCAATATACCTCAGTTCCGTGATTCCATTCTTAGGATTCTGAGTATCAATCATCTTATGGTAGAATAATCTACCATCTATGTACCACCTACGGAATATATCGTATGCTTTTCTATCGAAATCTAATAGAACAAGGACGTTATCAAACTCTTCCTTGATTCTGTTCTTTAAATTTTGTGATCCAGGGAGATGTTGTAGATCAATATCTACTGGGTGATCATTCAAATCCCCTGCAATCGCTTCATTAGTAACATCATTAATCGCTGCATCCGCTTCTGGATGTAGTGACATTTCTCTATAACGACCGATAAGGTCTGCTTCGCTTGCTTTATTAGCAGCGTCGCCCATTTCCACATACTGTCCGAAATAACCACCCGCAACAATAGGTTGCGCTGCGTCATCAGATTCCTTACGCACGAAAGAAGGGGTCGCTTCCTTCCCCTTCTTTTTGCGGTCTAGACTATAACCAAATAATTGTGACATCGAAAGTATCGTTATCTTTTACATTATTATTTAGACAAGTTTCTAGGTGCCCCTTCCGCCTTTTTCAACTTTAACTGAGTTATAGATGTCGTTCTTGTCACCAAATGGTTGCCAGTACTGGACTGCGAACTCAACTGTGTACTCCTCAGCAGCGTCATTACTATCCCATGCTAAGTCAATAGCAGAGATATTTACAGGATAGATTCCTTCAAATTTGTATGATTTGATGTCTCCACCTGATCTTGACAACTGTCTTACAACAGCACTTGTTTGATACTGTGTTGCGTTGCTAAAAAAGGATCTGTTCTCCGCAAGTTCACTGATCTTATCTGACCATTCTTCAAAAGCGTTTCTTAACTTGAATCCTTCGTCGTTGATAACAGTAACAGTCCATGGTTCAAATGTTCTGTCTCCTGCAATCTTTAAGACTCTTCCTCTGTATGGAACTTCAACTGTACCAACAGTAGATGCTGGTAAGTTTGCTCCTTTAACTAGGAAGGTTCCAAATTCTGCTAGTTTAGATGGAGAAGCGGGTGCTAATCCACTTGGAAAATCTAGTTCAACTTGGAATTGATTGGGGCGGGCAACTTCTCTTACCGAGTTACGGAATGAGATAATGTCCTTTGTTACTTCTAATGC